TGATCTAGCTGGCCAACAACATCCTTGTACACACCGTCGCGAGTCAGCAACGTACTCATGCTACTAACCGTAACCACACTGGTAGTATTGTTGTCAAAATCATAGACAATGCCACGTATGGCTTCGCCACTGGTAAAAGTTCCCCGATATGATATACTGGGTTCTAGTATTAAATCATATACAGTTGAGCCATTTTGACCAACAACTCTGACTACATCATTGATGACTGCACTGGCTGTGCTGGTTAAACCAGTAACCCAGCAATGTTTTAAATTTTCAGGGTCACCAGAACTAGATTTTACTCTGAGACTTTTTTCCACATACCAGTTACCTGCACTGGTTTTAAACATCTGTTCGCGAGGATAGGCGACTGTTATGTCGTCGTTAAAAAATGCCTTGAAAAAGAATTTAAAGCTTTTTTCGTTGCCTTTGTTCTTAAAGCATTCTTTGAAGTATTTTACCAGTATGGTGGGATCAGCTGCACTTTCATTGGGTAAGTTAGGCACATAGGTATTTAAAAATTGCACGGCTAAACTAGACGCCGTGGTATCTATGTCTCGATTTAACTCAATGTTCTGTATGCTGTGCTGCACACCCGAACTGCTGTTGTCCAGGTATTCAAAATACTTGGTCATGAAGATTACATACAGTGGATAGTAATCACTGATGTATTCGGGTATCTGCTGACCCAGTATGTGCGTTAGTTTTCTATTGATTTCCATTAACTATTTACCGCTAGAACATTGATGGTTATGCCATTGACTACATTGCTGACTGTTTCAGCCACGGCATCATCTAAAAGGAAGAATTCGTTGTAGCCAGGAAATACTGCACTGACATTTTCCTGTACACCTGCGTAAATATAAAGTTGATTTACGGTGCCTATGTAACCTGCCAGTGTTAGTGCACTGTTACTGTTTATGGTAACTTGGCCAGTGGCATAGTTTACTGTTCCCAGATTGTTGTTGATAACAGCACCAGTATTTAGATTGAAGGTTTTTAGGGTTCCTGTACCTTCATAGTCTGGTGGATTTTCATCGGGCACATCACGTATCTGTGTTGGCACTATGACACCATCAGTGCTAAAATAAAAATGGCTGCTGCGAATTTCAGCTGGATGTAGTTTGCTAGGATATTGAATAGTTTGCGCACCAGTAAAACGTACATTAGGCACCAGTGGCAGTCTGCGCACCAGATCGTATTTTACATTTACGTTTAGTATGGCATTGTCTATGTCCATGAGCTGTTCTTCTAGCTGACTGCTGTAAAAGTTAGCATTAAAACGGGCCAGATTTGTATTCATGAATTCGGTTACTACATCATTGACCAGGGTTTGAATCTGTGCAGCAGTACGAGCTGTCTGTGCGCTGCTGTAACGGACGTCTATGGTAAAGTTAAAATAGGTTAAAGTTGGATCTACAAATTCATGCTGAGCTGTTAGTATGCTACGGGGTTTGAGTATTTCATCAACAATGTATTCTTTTTCAGCTGCAGTTAAAACATAACCAGTACGGGGTTTTATGCTAATGAATGTTTTGCCATATTCTGGTGGATTGTTATTTTCACCTCCCCAGATGTTGACGCTTTGCACACCGGGCAGGTAATTGCTAATTAATGTAGCATAGTCTGTTTTGGTTACTGCTCGACCCTGGCTGGTATAATTGTTTAAACTACGGAATCTAATGCTGTCTATGCTTTCACGTTCGCTACCGCCCGTGGGCTTGCTAATGGTAGTAATGGTACGATCATTGGCAGCTTCGCCAGCTATGGCATTTACACTCCAGCTAAGTGCAACATTATTGCTGACATTGGCAGCATCACCATCGCTGATCAAATATCTAACTCGGATAATATCACCCTGATTGAGTTTTCGACCCAGGACATCGTCACCAAAATAAATTTCATATAATCCGCGTGTATTTTCCTGTATGTAATAAACCGTGCTGGTTGTATTGACTTCGGTAATGTCCGTAACCTGCGTAAATACTGCATCAAACTGCCCAACGCCATTGTACTGAACCAGTACCTGCAGACTCTGGGTGTCAACGTTGGCATTGCTTATTTCGTATTTGTCAGCTGGACTGCTGTCTGCACCCACGGTATAGTATTGTTCTATGATGCGTCCCTGATACAGCTCGACATTGCTAAACGTATAGGTTCCATTTACGGGAGTAGCACTGTAACTGTTGATGTTATAAAAAGTATAACCAACGCCATCTATGATGGTAGAAAATTGTGTATAGGGTTCCAGTGTTAAAAAGTTAGGTGCACTGGCAACATTGCTGACTGCTAGATCTATGGTTGCTCTGGCACTGCGTCGACTCTGAGGCAAATAGTTAATCTGTTTGGCCAGACTGACTATGCTGGATCGTTTAAGAGCAGTATCCAGGAACATTTCGTTGCTGACCATGTTGGCTAATACAGCGTTATAGTGTGTATTGTAGGCCAGTATGTCCAGTAATACATTAAGATTAGAAGCCTCAAAATCATAGTCTGTAAACTGACTCTGATTTTGCAAATAGGTTTTTAGATTGTCTTTGATGGTATCAAAGTCTAGTTCGGTTACGCGGACATTGTTGGCCATTATCGTACTCTGGTAAAGGTTGTTGTAAACTCAGCTACGTTCTGAGTATTTTTGTTTTTATAGATTATGGTAATATAAACCTCGTTGTTGTCAGTGTTGCTGGGACTAACCTCTACACTTAGTACTTCTACTCGGGGTTCATATCGGGTTATGGTATTATACAAGGTTCGTTCGGCTACGGCTATGGTAAAATCATCTAGCTGTTCAAATAATATGTTAATTAACTGACAGCCAAAGTCGGGTTCAAAGGGTTTGTCATAGTTGCGACTCAGGATCAAATTACGCAATGCACCTCGTATGGCATTGTCGTCGCTTTTACTGGCTACGTCCCGTGTTTTAGGATTGTAGGTAAATGCAGCGTCTAGATCTATGAATTGTCGGGTTGCTCTGGCCATAAGTTTATTTATCTGTTGTATTGATTATTTATCCTATATTTACCGTAGGGCTGCCCATGGCAATTAAACTTCCACAGGCTACGCTATCACCTATACGAGCCGCAGCCAGACCATTGATAAACACCGTGGTTGATCCTTCTTCTACTATGCCACCGTGACAATCGCCCAGACAACAGTGTATGTCCCAGACATCAGTAAGTCTATGAGCTTCTATGCCGTTGATGAATACATCTATGCTGGCCGTAACACCAGTGCGTGGTGGATAACAACCATGGCCAGTACAATAGTCACCCAATCTAGCCGCGGCTGGCATATAAGTTTACCTCACTGATGTCTACAAGTTCTAACATATGATCTCGTCCTGGATCCCAGTTATTTAACAGCGTCTGAGTCAGCATAAAGTTGCCTGCGCTGGTGGCAACAGTAATGCTTATGGTGGTAGTAGTACGTCTGTCAGCTTCGTAGCTCCAGAGACTGTAAAATTCCCCGGGCAGTTCAGTATATGAATCAACTTCATATTCGGTATCGTCAGCCTTGGTTAAACGATATCGCCAGTGTTCCTGATCAAAATTACCAAAGTGATACCCACTAAAGGTTATGCTAGCACCCGTGCCTAAAAATGTACCAGTGGTTGCTCCACCAGTGCTGACTCCCCCAACAACAACCAATAGTGTACTGGTGTTACGGGCATGTATGGTCACACTGGTCACTGTAACTGCTACACTGGTTAGTCCCAGGGCATCAGTATAAAAGTTATGTGTACTGGTAAAATTTACATACTCTAATACTGTGGGCAACGTGGTTGGTAATAATACTGCCATGTTATGCCTGTGTCATGTCTACGAGATAATTGGCTACAACCTCACCGTTTACCGTGGTAATAACTTTGTCTTCGGCTGCGACATCACGATTACCTTCTTGTTTATGTACTATGCTAATCCAAGGTGTACCAGAACCAATGGTGCTGTATTCTAGTTTAATCTGGTCATAGGGAACATTGTCCTTGATCCATTGTGCTATGCCAAAGTATTCGGATGCATCAGCACCCTTGAACTGAACATTTGCTGCCTGGCCCAGATTAAATGGTGTTGCAGTATTAAGTTGTTCCTGTACTGCATCCAGGGCTGTGCTGCCTAATTCTTTGGTAATGCCCGCAAACATCTTACTGAGCGGACTGTCAGGATCAGAATCTAATAATTGAGCCGCCACGGGTTTAAATGCATCGCTAATTTCCATGTTAGGGTAACGATCTCGGAGCGGATCCAGGGCATTTACTGCCAGTGATTTTAAATTAGTAGCAATTTCATCTATGCCCAGATTGCCCTGAGGGCTAAGGAAATTCTGCAGTCCAACTTCTTTGACTCGGCTGGACAAATCTCCTACATTAAAATGCTTGCTTAGTTGTGCAACTGCTGGTATGTCAGTCCAGTTAGCAAATTCATTAAGCACTGATTTACTACCCAGTATTTGGTTGGGTATGCTTTGATCAATGTTGGTGATGTTGCCATTGGTAAAGGATTGTATTAAATTACGGCCCTGTTCAATGAGATTGCCCGGTAACAGATCTCCCAGACTACCACCAGTTCCAAATATATTACCAAATCCCGATCCTGTACCAGATGCAACAAATCCAGCTCCACCCAGTAGTGCTGCACCACCACCTAGACTATTTTCGCCAGCTGCACTAGGCAACTTGCCCAGGAATCCTAAAATTCCACTACCACCGGAATTACTAAAAATACCAGATAGGCCCTTGCCTATGGCATTTTGTGGATTGGCAGTCTTGGTTGGTAATGGAACTAATCCAGTTTGATCAAACGCACTGGTTGTATTGCCATAGATGTCGCTGAGTATGCCATTACCCAAACCAGTTGGAGTAGCTGGTGTTGCATTTGCTGTACCAGAATTAATGTTTACTGTTGATGCATCCAGATCAAAGTCGCCGCTGATTTCATGTTGTTCACTACCACTAACTGTATAGTTTAAATCGCCGCCTACACTGTTGTTAAAATAATTACCAGCTGTAATGTTCAGATCCTGCTGAGCCTCTATGTTGATGTTCTGGGCCTTGATATTAAAGGTTCCGGACACATTTAGGTCGGCATCGTTTTTAATGTTTATGGTGGCCTTGCCCAGTACCTCAACATCTAGGGCATTTTTAACCAATAAAGTTTTGGCACCATCTACGGTTATGTCGTGATTGCCCATGATGTACATGCGATTGTTACGATTATATACTTCATAATTTTCACCTTTGACCTTGTAGCTGACACTGCCCTCACGATCAATTTCAACAAAGGTTCCGGTTTTGTGATAGATGTGTATGCGTTCAGCATTGGGTGTGTCATCTAGCTCAATGACATGACCGCTTTCGGTTTCTTTTACATGATTGTATGGATACTTGGCATTGAATGCGCTTGCGGGTTCGTCCCAAGTACCTGAGCTAGCGCCATTGGCCGTGGGTATGCTTTCACTGCGATTAGTATCTTTTTCCTTTAAAAGAGTGGTTTGTAAACTATCATTATTGGTGGCTAACTTGTTGGTGTCAGCTCGAGCCGTATAATCACACTTGGGATAAACACTATTAGGATCACCAAACGCATCGGGTTGACCCAGTTTAACATTGTTTAAAGCGCCGGCCCAGTCTAGCACATTATCAAAAATATTTTTATTACTTTTAATGCCGCCACTGGCTGTATTAGTTCCAGCTGGCAGTGTGGCACTGGCATTTATGGCCCTGGCTCCTACTTCCCACCAGGTCGAAGCCTTGGTTCCGTTGCCATCAGCACCATTGACGCCATTTTTTAAATCACGAGCACCTGTCCAGCCCAGCAGATGCGCCGAGCCCAGATATCCAGCAACCTGATCTGCAGACATCTGAGTATCTATGATGCCTTTACTTCTTAATATACTATAGTTGCTGGCCGTGACATCATACATGGCCTTTTCTTGTACGTTGTTTTTATTCTGTTTAAATTCTTCCAGACTGAATACGCCATTTTTACCAGTCCAGTTACGACTATCTGCTAGTTCCTCATTGGTTAGTCTGCGAACCGGCACGGGATTTTTTAAATAGCCCGTGGTCTGTAGAGCCTCGGCTCCTAGCTGATACTTACCAACAAATCCAGATCCTGCAATTTGAGTGCTATAATTTTGTGTGGTGCCTGTACTAGAACTTTCTCTAAAGGCTATGGCGTTCATATAGGCCTGAATTTCAGCCTGATTTAACGGAGGCAGAGTTGAACCTATGCTGTTAGAACTGGTGGCTGCGCTGTCAACGGGCTGTGGATTTTCTGGCAGGGCAACACCATTGGGATTAAGTACTATTCTATTGCTGACATCACGTTGCGAATTTGTAGCATTTGACTCGGCTCTGGCCTGAGCCACACAGGCATTGCTGGTGTTGGGAATGCCACCAATGGTGCCCATGATTATGGGTTGCTGACAATCAGCACCATCCGCAAAGAATCCTACCACCCAGGTGCCTTCGAGCGGGCCCAGCGGAGTAGTACCTTTGCCACTGATAGCAGCACTAAGTATGGGCTGCATGGGCATGCTCCAGGGTAAAGCATTGGTAGGTAATTCGTTTTTATTGTCGGTATGATAACCTGTTATACGCACTCGTACTCGACCCAGTTTAAGCGGATCCATGCGATCTTCAACTACACCTACCCACCACCAAAAGCCGTCGCGTGCAAATAAATTGTCTATGCTAGTTGTCATGTCGATGCATTCCCATTAAAACTGTCTTTGACCAATTCTAAAACCATGCTGTGTCTTTGTAAATCTACTTTATGTCTTATGGCTGTAACCAAATAATTGCCTGTTAATATTCTATCATAATTAAGTTTGTTCTTGTCGCTAGCATCCAGAGGAGTTGCTATGGGGTAGATAAATTTAACCACACTGCCTACCTCCATGTCAGTACGACCCGGAACCGTAATTTCAATTTTAAAGTTATTTAATTCATTCAGGGTGCTGGTTCTGCGAGGAACTATGTCAGCGGCTCGATCTGCAACGTTGTTTCTATACCCTGTATATAAACCAAAATGCTGCATGGCAACCTTTTGGTGCCCAGCAGCGGTTCTTAATGACCCTATGCCTCCAGTACTAAATGGTGGCACTGGTGTTGGTTCCATGTGATGATACCCACCCCAGTTGTTTACATGGTCAT